AGTTCTGGCAGAACGTTCTACCCATGTCAGACGGGGTTGATTAGCAGCTAACTGGCCGATATTAACCATGTCAAGGATAGATACCATCCTGTCCGGTGCTTTAGAAACACCCGGTTGACGGAAGGGTTCCACAACTGAAGTTATGGCTCCGGTAGTTCCATATGTCAGGTTTGTTGCGGCTGTCATATTACCAACCTTCAGAAGATCGTAAGGATTGTAATCAATATGGAAAGTTCCTTCTTTCCCCTTTTCCTTCAATCCCTTAGCAATATCAGGAGTGATGCACTTAAACATCAGATCCTCAAAAGAGGCTGATTTGCTTTCCTGAAATTTGTATTTCTGCTGCATTTTCTCAAACTCGGCATTGAGTTTAACGCAGTCCTCGCCAACCTTATTAGCGGCTACCGTGAGCGCATCAAGTTTGGACTGATCAACCTTACCCTCAACCAATAGTTTAATAGCCGCTTGAGCCTTCTCAAAATCGTCCATTTTCGCTTTAAGTTGTTCGGTAATTTCTTTTAATTCTTTTTCCACTTTTTTGTTTTTTAAATTATTACTTTAGATTCAAAATATTCTTAAACTCTTCTAAAGTGGTGCTGTCAGTGGTGGCATTACGCTCCGACTGTAGTCCGGCTTTCAGTTTGTCCAGAAAATTATATTGTTTTTCAATTTGCTCCAGTTTCAGATCTGAATAAGAAGATATATTCAGAAGCCCTTTCAGGAAGATTATTTCCTTTTGAAGTTCGGCGAATGAACACCCTTCCATGTCTTTTAACGACAATGCTAATGCCTGATCATTTGCTCCCCATGCTGTTAGCGTTGACACCTCCCATAGTTTCCATTCTGTAACTGTGCGAATCCCTGTATCTTCTTTAAGATCGAACTGAATAGCATTAACCCCGATTGAGTGCTCCATTTGTTTCTGAGCCGCAAACATAGCTTTGTATTCCTCGTATGTTTCCCGGCCTAACTGAGTGCCCATGATTAATTGAGATGTAATCAATAAGCCTGTGTTATCTTCTTTCGCTTCGGTAACTACTCCGACCATTCTATTTTTGTCGTGCATTTTATAATGCCTCAAGCGTTTGCCGTTCTCGACAATGGTTTTCTGGAATGATCCTGGCATTGATATATCTTTGTCAGTATCAATATTCCCGAAGGTATTAGCATAGAACTGAACGATACCCTTATCGCTTAATTCTTTTATCTCGTATGTTGTACCGATATATTCTTTCATAATGCTATTTTTTAAATACTAAACTAACCTTAACAGGGGACTCCATTTTAACCATACATCCAACTCTAGTAAGTTTATATTTCCCAGATGCTTTTAAATAACTTTCATTTATTGATAGTGAAAATTCATTACCTATTTGTTCGCTCCATTTGTTAAACTGTTTTTCCTCAATAGTTTCAATTAAAGTAATAGTTACTTTATCATTACTGTAATAATGGCAAGTTTCCATTTTTACATTTTCACCATTTACTTTAATTTTTATTTCTGATCCATTAATTACACTCATAGTTGCACTCATCTCATTATATTTAATTTCCTGTATCGTAACCAATTGAACAATAACAATTTATAACCTCTTCTGCTGCTCCGTTTTCGTCTCCCGGATATTGTAATCCAGGTTCATATTCATAGTCCATTTCCTGTGATCCCATTGCCTCAAACTCCTGGTGATTCTCCCTGTAAGTCTTTAATCCAGGAATGAACATCCAAAACTTCTTAACCCCTTCGCTATTTTCCTGAGCCGCTTCAAAACTTGCTGTATTCTGCGCCCCTCCAACCTCTGTCATCGCTATTCGTTGCGCCTGCCATTTCTCCATTGTTAACATTTCTTCACCTTCCAAGTCGTGTAAAAGCAGTTTACGAGTCTCAAGTATTCCAAGTCCTTCGTCCAAAGTTTCTTTAATAACCGCATCAATAACCTTATTAATCGCTTCTTGTTCTGTTGTTAGGATCGCTTGAGCCTTTATCAAAGATCGTTCAGAGGCATAAGCCCTCAACTTCCTTTTCCAGTCTGCCAGTTTCGCTTCATCGTCTGCTTTGCTCTTTTGCTTGCCTCTTGTGATCTTCTTTTCAGTATCAAAAGCAAACCGGCTTCCAACATCTTCCCAAATCTTTACCAAATGATCTGACATTACTTGTCTATTCAAAAGATACGGTATCATAGTCTTTAACTGTTCCGGGGAAGAATGTTCGGCCTGTGCAATTACTTCTTGTCTGACCTTTACGAGTACTTTCCGGGTCTCACGAAAATATTTTCTTATCAAAGAACGCTTTAGTGATTCATTAGGGATAATTTTCATTTTAATTCATAATTACATTGAATTAATTCCATCAGATATTATCCTAATTGCTTCATTTATACTTGTGCCATCTTCAATATTTATAGATCTCATTTTAACATTTGGATATTCTTTTTGTAATTCAGCCATAGTTGTTTTAATTGCCTCGGTTGCTCTTGATGAATTGTAATCTCCTATTGTTGCATTAAATATCTTATTAACTTTAAGATCATCAATATCACTCCTAAAATATGCCCATTCTGGCTCGTGATCTTTTGCCCGAATAATTATACCCCCATCCTTTTCTAATATGACCTTATAATCCTTCCCTAATCCAAATCCCAAACCTTTCTGTATGTCGTATTCAGCGTCATTTATATTATCTTCTGACAAATCATAATCATTATCAATATATTTTGGTGATACTCTTTTCGTTACTCCACCCTCTCCACTTCCTCCAACTTCTCCCGGCCTGCCTTCGTGATTAAAATTACCAGATCCCTCCCCCCCTTTTCTACGATAATCTGAAAATTCCTTCATTGCCTGTTCTGTTAATCCAGGATCAACTATTCCGAGTTCATCAATCCGTTGTAATCCAAGTCCGACTAAAGGAACATCCATATTCGGAAGGTTCAAGGATTCATATCCAAGTGCCTCCCAAATCATATTAAGAGAGAATCCTGCCTGTATCATCCATTTAACCATTTCACCCTTATCGGCCTGTAAGGCTGGCACGTCATCAAAGTCAGGTAAAAATTTAGTATCTTCTTCTCCAAGTAACGGCATTAACCAATTACTTAGTTTAGAATAAAATCCTTCAACGGTTGGTATATTAGTGTTGTTCCATAGTGCCTTTTGGGCCTCGCCGTAATTCATATATGTCTTGCTTTGTGATCCACTTTTCAGAATATCCGGCACTCCGTAAGCATCGTAAAGCGCACCACCGGCAAATATTATTGAGTTAAGGACATTCATATCAACAGCGGAAAGTCCAAAGTTTGTCCATTCAACCGATTTATTAGTTGCAAATATTTTTCCCCTGTTTGAATTGCCGGTTAATTTCTGCCTAAAGGATCTCTCAAGTTCTGATATTTGTTCTTTAGTTTTAGGTTGTCCTGAATACTTCCCATCATCATCTTTAACCCCCAATATAGTTAACATTCCGTAGGCTCCCATGTTCTGAAACATTGATACCATAGAGTCATAACCAGAAGAAGATGCGGCAACGGCCTTTAAAAGCGGTTTAAGCGGTGACATACCTCGTAAGTGTTCCCCGGATAACTGGAAATTAGGATTTAATTTTCTCCAGTGCATTACATCAGGATAAGGATATTGCACCTCCTGTTGGCCTAACATAAGTCTATATCCTTCAATCGGGTTAAAGAAATTACCGATTTTAAGTTCTACCCATTGCGGGGGGAGATTATCTAATCTGACAGGCTTTTTAGCATTTAGTCCAAACTCCGGCTTTTCTGATGCGATAATACATTCTCCAAATATTTCATATACAGTTAATGCCTGTTCGACAAATTCTGTTTTAGACTGGAAAGGATTAGGATTATTCAATAATTCGATAGCCCTTCCAGGTTGTTCTTTAAGAGTTTTTTTATTGATTTGCGTTACTGGAATGCGACTTGAAGGATCAACTATCTTGCTAATAACAGAAAAAACGTCACTGTTTCCGGTGTACGTTTCCAAATAGTAAGATGCTTTAGCGTCGGGGTAAATTGCACTATTCGAGTTGTTTTGT